TTCGGCAACGAGCAGGCGGGACTAGCATCCCAGGTAGCGTCGCAGTGGCCCACAGACCCGTTCGTCGTAGCGTGGATCGAATTAGCGCGCGATAAACAGACGGAAGCGAATAAGCCGAAGTCGGCGAAAGAGCAGCAGATCGAGCGTATCAAGCTACGCCTGGATCGCATGGCCAACGACGACTACCTCAAGGCGGAACGTCTGCTCGCGGAAATGCTCGGCCATATCGAGAAGGCCGCCCCGCCGTCGGTAACGCTCAATAACCAAATGAACGTCGTCGAGCGCGTCATGGTCGTAAAGGACCACGGCAGCGACGAAGCATGGGAAGCGAAGGCACGCGAGCAGCAGGGTAAACTCATCGAGCACCGTAACAATGAATGACCTGTCGTTCGCGCAGAAGAAACAGCCGTGGAAGCCGATCCCCAACAGCTCGCAAGAGCTAGCACTGGATAGCCGCGCCGACCACACGCTGTATCACGGCGCACGAGGCCCCGGCAAAACCGACACGCAGCTAATGCGGTACTACCGGCGCGTCGGCACGGGGTACGGCGCCTTTTGGCGTGGCATCATCTTCGACAGGGAGTATAAGAACCTAGACGACTTGATCGCGAAGTCTCGGCGTTGGTTCGGCGGCTTCGACGACGGCGCGCGTTTCCTGTCGTCTTCGCAGGACTACAAATGGGTTTGGCCGACGGGCGAGGAACTGCTGTTCCGCTCGATCAAAAAGGAAGCGGACTACTGGAACTATCACGGCCAGGAATTTCCGTTTATCGGCTGGAACGAACTGTGTAAGTACCCGAATGAGGAGCTTTACGAAAAGCTCATGTCGACGAACCGTACCTCGTTTACGCCGGCAAAGGACAATCCTAATGTTCCTCCGCTGCGTTGCGAAGTATTTTCTACTGCTAACCCTTACGGCCCTGGCCATGGTTGGGTTAAGTCCCGTTTTATTGATCCCGCTCCTAGCGGTACGATTGTGCGTACTAGCACGACAGTTTACGATCCCTCGGTTGGTAAGGACGTAGAATACACCACGTCGCAGGTCGCTATCTTCGGCAGCGCGCGCGAGAACCCGTATCTGCCGCTAAGCTACGTCGCATACCTCAACAACCTCACTGACGAGAACCTGCGCAAGGCATGGCTGCATGGCGACTGGGACGTCGTAGCCGGCGGCGCTTTCTCCGACGTGTGGCGCAAGCATGTGCACGTCGTGCGCCCGTTCGCTGTGCCGCATAGCTGGCGCGTCGACCGTAGCTTCGACTGGGGCTCGACGGACCCGGCGGCGTGTATCTGGTGGGCGGAAGCCGACGGCACGGAAGCGACGTTCCCCGACGGCAGTAAATGGTGCCCCAGGCGCGGCACCCTTGTGGGCATCGGCGAGCTGACGACAGCGGATAAAAAGGGTAAGGGCCTGATGTGGGGCGCTACGAAAGTAGCGGAGGAAATCGTTGCGTACGAGCAGAAGATGCTCAAAGCCAAGCTGATCTCGCGTAGGCCGTATCCCGGCGCCGCCGATAATCAGATCCGCAACCGGGTAAACATGGACGTCGACAGTATCGAGATGCTGATGCAGAAGGCCGGCGTGTCATGGCTGGAAAGCGACAAGTCGCCCGGCTCGCGCAAGATCGGCCTACAGCTCATGCGCGACCGTCTCCAGTTCGCGCTCGACTACCAGAAGAACGGCGAGAGCGCCGGGCCGGGCTTGTACTTCACGGAGAATTGCCGCAGAACTATCGCATCGGTGCCTAGCCTACCGCGCGACGAAAAGGACCCCGACGACGTCGACACCGACGCCGACGATCACCTTTACGACGCTGCGCGTTACCGGGTGCTGGCGGGCTCCAATCGTTGGGCCACACGGTTTAAGCTTAGCGTTGCGAAGTAGGAGCAGCAAATGGCACGTCGTACCCGTCAGCGTTTCGGCGCCAACAACAACGCCGGATCGCGGCGGTATGCAGTGCCGGTCGTTGCCAACCTGAAGCCGCGTACGGCGTCGGGCGCACCGAACGTCGAGTATATGCGGCCGGAGCTTGCCGAGAAGCTTGACGAGTACGTTAAGATCGAGGACTGCATGGCCGGTCCCGAACGCATGAAGAAGAAGGCACGCGAGTACCTTCCCATGCCGAACGCGGAAGACAACAGCGACGAAAACCTCGATAGGTACGAAGCGTACATCATCCGCGCGGTATTCTACGCCGTCGTGTTCCGTACCGTCAAAGCGCTTGTCGGCCAGATCTTCCTTCGCGACCCGCAGCAGGACTTGCCGCCCGGCCTTCAGCCGCTCGTGCTCGACGCCAACGGCGACGGCGTGTCACTCGATCAGGTGGCGAAGCTGGCGGCGCGTCACGCGCTGTCCATCGGTCGCGCCGGCTTGTTCGTCGACTACAGCACGAAGCCGACCGGCCTGACGAAGCTCGACGTCGACAGCGGCGACTATCGGCCGATCATCTGGGAATACAGCGGCGCCCACATTCGTAACTGGCGCAAGGCGTCGCGTGGTTCGCGCAGCGTGTTTACGCTTGTCGTGCTGCGTGACGAGTACGTTGCGGATGACGACGGTTTCGAGACGCGCATGGCCGTTCAGTACAAGGTGCTGCGCCTTGTGAGCACGACGGACGCACAACAGCAGCTCGTGGCCAAGCATCCCGAGGACTACGGCCAGCTTTACGACAACGCCATCGTCACAGCACAGTCGGCGAAGACAGACGTCTACATGATTGAAGTGTGGCGTAGCGCGACGGCCAACGGCGACTACGGTATTCACGAGACGTACTTCCCGAAGGACGCCAACGGGCTTCTTCTGAACGAGATCCCGTTCCAGTTCATCGGCTCCGAGAAGAACGACGAAGTTATCGACGACGCGCCAATGGCGCCGATGGCGGAAGTAAACATCGCGCACTTTCGTAACAGCGCCGACTACGAGGAAAACGTATTCCTCATCGGTCAGCCCACAGTGTACGTGTCGGGCGTAACCGAGGAATGGAATGAGAAGGTGCTGAAAGGCACAGTCTCTCTCGGCGCACGCGCCGCGATCCCGCTGCCGAACGGCGGCACGGCCGGTATCCTTCAGGCGTTGCCCAACACGCTCGCGTATGAAGCGATGGGCCAGAAGGAACGCCAGATGGTGGCGCTCGGCGCCAAGCTTGTCGAGCAGCGCGATACACAGCGCACCGCCACGGAAGCGGAGATGGAAAGCACGGCCGACACGTCGGTGCTCGCCAACGTCGCCGGCAACGTGTCGGCGGCCATGGAATGGGCGCTGAAGACGGCGTGCAAGTTCACGGGCGACAACCCGGAAGACGTGACGTACGTTCTCAACAAAGAGTTCGACCTCACGAAGATGCCGGCCGACGCCCGTCAGCAGCTCATGCTCGAATGGCAGGCCGACATGATTACGGACGTCGAGATGCGCGCCAACCTGCGTCGTGGCGGCATCGCGTCCGAAGACGACAAAACGGCCCTCCCCAAGCTTCAGCAGCAGAAGGAAAAGAAACAGAAGGACGCGCTCTTGCTGGCGAAGGCCGGCGCTGCTAACAAGGCTGTGGGCAAGTCGCCCGCGCCCGGCAGTACCGGCAACACGCCCGGCAACACGAAACAGCCGGCAGGCGCGAAGCCGGGTAGTAACAGCGTTCCAAACCCTAACCGCTCATAAGGAAACAGGCCATGAAGTGGAAGATCACGAAGGACGAATACGAAGCGCTGCCGGAGCACTTCAAGGACGAATACAAGCTGTCGGGTGACAGCGCCACGCTGACGGTCGACGGGCTCGACACGAAGGCGGCGGAGAAGTTCGAGGCGGAGCGCACCCGCCGTCGTGACGCCGAGAAGGCGCGCGACAAGGCCGTCGGTGAACTGGAGACGTTCAAAGACGGTGACGACAGGCCGGCGCTCGTGGCGAAGTACGAGAAGGATCTCGCGAAGGAGAAGAAGCGCGCCGAAGACGCCGAAGGCAAGTTCACCAACCACATGCGCAGCACGACGCTGAACAGTGCGGCGCAGGATCTCGCGCAGAAGCTTTCGCCGACGAACGCGAAGATCCTGATGCCGCATATCCTGTCTCGGCTCGACGTCGACATGACCGACCCGTCGGCGCCGAAGGCTATCGTCCTGAAGGACGGTAAGCCGTCGGAAGCTACGCTCGACGATCTCCGCAAGGAAATGGTTGCAGACAAGGATTTTGCTGGTATTGTCGTCGCATCGCAGGCGACGGGTGGCGCAGCCTCCAAGCAAGCTGATGCCGGGCGGCGTGGATTACCTACCGCTCCGGGCAATCCCCCCACATCGGGCGCGACGACGCCCAACCTCGGCGACATGCCTGCGAAGGACTTGGCAGCACGCATCCGTGCAAACCGCGTCGCGCAGGGTCTCGAAGGTTAGTATAGGACCCTAAGCACATGATGGCCCTGTCGGATCTCGCTGTCTTCTCGGAATACACGTACTCCGCCCTCACGGAAGTGTTGGCGCAGAACGTCGACATGTTCAACGCTTCGTCCGACGGGGCCATTCAGCTCCGCGTCGCCGCCTTCGGTGGTGACTACAACGATCGCACGTTCTACGCCGCGCTCGCCGGCATGGTGCGTCGCCGCAACCCCTACGCCGATGGTCAGATCGCCGAGAAGGTGCTGGCTATGAAGATCGATACGCTGGTCAAGATCGCGGCCGGCGCCGGTCCCATCCGCATCGACCCGGCGTGGTACGCCTGGATCAAGCGCGATCCCGCCGAGGCCGCCGCCGCGATGGGGCAGCAGCTCGCGAAGCAGATCCTCGCCGACATGCTCAACGTCTCCATCGGCGTCGTGACGGCGGCGATCTCCAACGTCAGTTCGCTCGTGCACGACGTGTCGACCGGCACCGACGCGGCTGCGCTGCCGTCGCCGCTGGCGCTGGCCAATACGTCCATCGCGCTCGGCGACAGCATGTCCGACATCCTGTGCTGGATCATGCACTCCAAGAGCTGGAACGACCTGTACGGCAACGCGCTGACCAACAACGAGCGCCTGTTCAACTACGGCTCCGTCAACGTCTCGCGCGACCCGCAGGGCCGCCGCTACATCATGGTCGACAACCCCGGCCTCGTGGTCGCCGGCTCGCCCGTGAAGTTCCACACGCTCGGCCTGACCGAAGGTGCCGTCGAGATCTCCCAGCAGGACGACTTCTTCGACAACTGGAGCACGACGAACGGCGGCGAGAACATCAAGCGCACCTATCAGGCGGAATGGTCCTACGCGGCCGGCGTCAAGGGCTTCGCCTGGGACAAGGCCAACGGCGGCCACGCCCCGACCGACGCCGCGCTGTTCACCGGCAC